AGAAGAGATAAGATATTTAAAAAAACATGGCTTGCCAAATAAATCCAAGGATATAACATCGATGAATCATGGAACTATTATTCAAGATAAACAAGAATTAATAGAAGAAAAGATTAATAAAATAACACAATCGAATGTTATTAATTATAGTTATATAGAAAAAATTAATAATATTATTAATAGTCTTAAAGATGAAAAATATTATGAAATAATAAGATTAAAATATTTTGAGGGAAAAACTATTGATGAAATGTGTGAGTATTTTGAGGTATCAGATACTACCATAAAAAAAGCAAAAAATAAATTAATAAATGAAATACGAGTATTGTTGTTTCCAAACAATGTAATTAATGAGCTAGGATATTAGGAAGGAAGATGAATATGAATAAACTACAAAAATTATTACAAGAAAAAATAACTGAAAATGGAGATAAGTCTTATAAAAGTACTGGCGACAATTTAACTGATTTGTTTTTCATGACTCCATATTTCGAAAGAAATTTAAATGAAGTAACAATTGGAACTAGTCAGAAAGAAAAATTATTTTCTATGTTTGTTCGAGATCCAAGATTTGGTTTGGGAAGAAGAGATTTAGGTAGAAAGCTGATGGAGTTATCTCAAGTTAGTGCAATAAACATTGTTAAAGCTGGAAGATATGATGATTTATGGCATATTCCTACAGATGAAAACCTTAAATATTTAAAGGATAATTTATCTGAAGAACTAGCAAAAAAATGGATGCCACGATTAACGGGTAAAGATAAGTTAATTGCTAAAACTTTATGTAAAATGTGGGGGTTGTCTGAAAAAGAGTATAGAGCATTAATTAAGATTGATTCTACTACTGAATATAAGTTATCTTATGCAGAACAACAAGAAAATCAAAATGAGTTAGAAAGAATTTTTGAAAAGAAAAAATTTGATCATCCATTAGTTGATTCAATTGACTTTGAAAAAGTTCCGAGTTTAGCAATGACTAAATATCTTCATGCGTTCTCAACTAGAGAAGATACTAGAGAAAGATTCATGAAATATATAGATGATGTAAAAAACAACAAAGCAAAAGTTAATGTATCTACAGCAAATGTAACTGATGCTTATAAAATTGCAACTAAAGATAGTAATAGCAATGTAGATGATGTTATTGGTAAAAAAATAATAGATAATGAAACTCTAGGGGTAGAGTTAGATGCTATTGTTATATTAGATACTAGTGGTTCAATGGGATCATTAGGTCGCAATTCTATATTAGATAAGGCTATGAGTTTAGCACATGCATTATCAACACATTCTACTTATGCTAGAAATCAATTGATATCATTTTCATCTTGTCCACAATTAATGACGATTAAAGGTGATACTTTAAAAGAACAATATAACTCAATGTATACTGGAGATTGTTCAAACACTGATTTTGGAAAAGTAATGCAAATTCTTCAAAATTTAAGCAAGTATCCTGAATATTTAATCGTTTTAAGCGATATGGAATTTGATTATGGTTCTAATCAATCAAAAGAAGAAACAATGAAAATATTTAAAGATCATGGAGCTAATACCAAATTAATTTGGTGGAATCTAAATGATAGAAATAAGACTGTTCCAGAATTTGACGAATATGGAAACATTTATTTAAGTGGTTATAATTTGCAAATATTAAAACTATTAGAAAATAAGTTTGATATGAGTACATACATTGATACAATACTTGAAAAATACAAACAAGATATTGATTATCAAGAATAAAAATGTTATAATTAAAGTACTTAAAGAGTCATACAGCAATTAACTTAACTTTGTGGAAAAAGATAAACGACTCTTGTAATTCTTTGTATATTATTTTAAAAGGCATTACTGCAAAAATAAACTGCTTAACTAAACAAGAAATAGACTATTTGTTTCTCCTACAAGAAAATTAAATGCCTTTGTTGTAGAACTTTTATTTTTAAAAACCATTACTGCAAAAAAAATTAGGTAAATAAAAATTAATTCGCAATTTTTAGTTGGTTCGATTCCAACAGACAATTTATATGGTTTTGTAATTTCAGTAGTTAAAAGGTCTAACAGCATAAAAAAATAATAACCTGTTAAGTTGAATAATCATTGACCTTTGTCTCCTTTCTATTGTTATGAAAGTTCCTTTTTAGGTTCCCGATGCTGTTCCTTAACATATTGTTTTTTATATTATATAATAGATATAATGAAATATTTATGAAAAGGACTAGCTATAGTTCTTTTTTCTTTGTAGATAGTTCGGATAGTAATTAAAAAAGAATTGGGTATTGGTTTTATGTAAATAACACACTTTTATTTATATATCCCAAGTTAGTTCGGAGTGAAACAAATGAGAAGTAATTAACCTCTAAAGAAGCCAAATTATTATCCGAAGTGTCTATAAGGACACTAGTCATTTTTAACCTCAATTTTGCAAGTAGTATAAAGTAGATATTAATTATCAACTCCCTTGTTTGAAAATCTATCTGCTTTATGCTATTTAAAAAAATATGAGCTTATAAGTGGCATAGAGTAGATATAACTACTGAAAACGTAGTAGGTTAAAGTCCTAGTTTGTATGTCTACTCTATATTGCTTATAAAGCATATGGTATACACCTAATATTTTTAAATGCTATCTTATATGGTAGCATATTGAGTAAATCGGGTGCTGATTATATGAGCATTTAATAAATAAGGTTTGAACCCTTATGCATCAGATTTACTTAATATGGTGCTTTATAAAGGCACTAATCATAACACAAGTAACTACCTTTTTAGGTAGTGTACTGATGATATATAAATTGGGTATGCTGGGAAATGAAACGGTGCAATATTAATTAATAACTTGCAAGATTGATTAATATTCCTAGTGAAGAAATATAGGTTTGCAATCGACCAAATATTTAATCATGACTAACAAAGGAAGAATTGCTATATTAGTATGTAAAAAGCCTTTATATCATTAGTACAGTATTTAAAAAAATCCGGTTTAGTCCGGACAAGTGAAAGGAAGATGTAACAATGAAATATATATTAGCTATAGTACTGGTAGTGATCATGTTTTTATTTGCTATTATTACATCGATTCTAGCAGAATATAAAGAAGAAATATGGGATTGTATAATATTTGAGGAGGAAGATAAAAATGAGTGATGGGGTTTTAATTACATTGATCATATGTGCAACAATAATAATTATGTGTGCATTAGGTTCAATTACAAATGATAAAAAGTAGTTAAAATATAAATAAATAGAATGATGGTGGTGATGTGGCAAAATACAATTGGAAAGCATTAGAAAAAGAGTATCTATTAGGCGACTATAAATCAATCAATGCTTTTTTAAAAGAGAAGAATATTCCTATTAATGGCAACTCAAAAAAGGCTATAAAAGGATGGAAAGAAAAAAAGGCCCAAAAAGAGGACATAAAAAGTACTAAAATAATAGAAAAAGTAATTGAAAAACAAGCTGAAAAAGAAGCTAATGAAATAGTTAGTGTGAATCATGTAGCAGATAAGTTATTAAAAAAGATATTAGAAGCTACAGATCAAATAAATATCAAAATGGATATGTTTGGAGGATTACATGAAGGTATAGTCGATAGAGCTGATTTAAAAAAACTTACATCTGCGTTAAAAGATGTAAGTGAAATAATAGATGGTAAAAAAGATGGTTCTGAATCAACATTTATAAATGATATAGAAAAGGCATGGAGTGATAGAAATGAAAAGCGAAGCAATTAATTTTTATATTGATCACCCAGTTGAATTTGCTATTGATATTTTAAAAGTCCAACCTACTTTAGAACAACAAGCAGTTATGAATGATGTAGCTAAATTTCCTATGGTGTCTGTTAAGAGCGGACATGGCGTTGGCAAAAGTGCATTAGAAAGTTGGATAATCTGGTGGTATATAAGCACTAGACCATATCCGAAAATATTATGTACAGCCCCGACTAAACATCAATTACATGATATCTTGTGGGCTGAAGTAAGTAAATGGAAAAGAAACTCAAAAAGTCTTGATAAAGATTTTGAATGGACTAGCGAAAAAATCTATTTGAAAGGTAGTCAAGAAGAATGGTTTGCAATAGCTAGAACATCGAATAAGCCAGATGCATTGCAAGGTACACATGCCGAACATGTATTAATTATTATTGATGAAGCTAGTGGTGTTCCTGATATAGTATTTGAACCTGTATTAGGTTCTATGTCGACAATAGATGCTAAATTATTGATGTGTGGTAACCCGACCCAATTGGCTGGGTTTTTTTATGAATCTCATACGACTAAAAGAGAGTTGTATAAGACTCATACGATAGATGGTTCTAAATGCGAAAGAGTAGACAAGAACTATGTTCAAACTATTATAGACATGTTTGGTAAAGATAGTGATGTTTATAGGGTTCGAGTTGCTGGAGAATTTCCAAAGGCTAATCCAGATAGTTTTATAGGATTAGACATGATTAGAACTGAAAAGAAAGTAATAGATATAGTTGAAAGTATAGATTTAGGTGTCGATGTAGCTAGATACGGAGATGATGAAAGTGTAGTTGCTACTACATATAATAAATCCCAAGTTGAAAGACTTAATGTATTTAAGCATAATGACACAATGAGGCTTACTGGACAGATAGTAAATATAATAAAAATGTTGAATCTAAAATATCCATCAATAATTGTTAGAGTAAAAATAGACTGTGATGGTTTAGGTGTGGGTGTTTATGATAGATTAAAAGAAGTCATAGTAGAAAAGAACTTAAAAGCTAAAGCTATTGAATGTCATTTTGGTGGCAAAGGTGGAAAAGTTAGCTATGATGAACCAATAGAGTATTATAATTCTACTGGTATTATGTGGGGTACGTTACGGAGTAAATTAAAAAATAACGAAATAACTATTCCAAACAATGAAGAGTTAATAAAACAAATAACTAATAGAAAATATTTTATTAATTCTGATGGTACGATAAAGCTAGAGAGAAAAGAAGATATGAAAAAAAGAAATGTTCATTCGCCAGACAGAGCTGATGCTGTTGTTTTAAGCTTATACGAACCACAAGTTAAGATGAAATTAAGTGATAAGTCATTTATTTAGAAAGAGAGGGATAAGATGTTAAGGTATAGTGAAAATAAATTAAATACAGAAGAAGCTATTAGCTCTTTATTTTCAATGGTAAAAAGAGAACTAAATGCAAGAAGAATCCTATATGATGAGGTTAGAAGAAAAGTAACTGATAGTGATCTAGTTGGAGATAGTGATGAAAACATTATTATTCCAATGGAAAGGTATATTAGTGTTATAGCTACTGGTTATTTTGGTGGTAAAGCTCCAAAGTATAAAGTTCATGCGTATAACGAAGATACTAATAGTGTTGTTTCTGATTTATTTGAAAGAAAAGGTAATGATGAAAAAGCCATAAAAGAAATAGAACAAATTATAGCTCATATTACAGACTATAATGATGAAGAATTCCACAATTTAAGTATGGTTTGGGACTTTTTTACGAAAAGAGCAGCCTATGAAATATATTATAAGAATAAATATGGAGAATATGTTTATACAAAAGCTGATGCTTTAGAGACTGTAGCAATATGGGATTATTCAATGCCTAAAAATTTAATAGGTATTTATAGAGTGATCGAAACAACATTAGCTGATGGATCATATCAAACAATGGTAGAACTTACTACAAAAAATGGTAAGTTTTATTATTTAGATACACCAGAAAAAAGAGAGTTGTTTTTTAATGATAATGAAGCATATAAAGCCGAATATGGTGATGAACCATTATTTAAACAAGATGAAGAACTTACTCAACCAGCTAAATGGGATGATGATATTCCAGCTACTGCATTAGAACAAGAAGATGGATTAGCCATTCATGAGCCAGTTATTAGTTTAATTAGAGCTTATGAAAGAGTTGTCCAAAATGGCAGAAATATGCACAAGTATAATGATGATGCTATTTTAGCTGTTAAAGGTTATAAGCCAGAAAATCCAATGATTATTAAAAATGAAGATGGAAAAGATGTCATTAATCCAGCAAGAGAAAAAGAAGATGAATATGTTCTTACTAGTCGTGTTAGATATTTAGAAGAAGATGGGGATTTATACTGGGTTAAAAAAGATATAAACGATAGTGCTATTGAAAATCATAAGAAAACAATTATGGACTTAATTTGCTTATGTTCTTTTGTTCCAAACATGACCGATTTAGGCTTTACTCAAGCAGATAATAATTCAGCACTAGAAAAAAAGTTCTTTAGTCTACAACAATTAATATCTACATTCAGAGGTTTATTTAAAGCCGGATATACTAGAAGATGGGAATTAATTTTAAATAAAATTAATAAAGATAAAGCTAAAACCTATGATTTTAGAGATATTGAGACAGTACTAAATGTTAATCTTCCTACTGATACATCAACTGAAACATCAAGAGTATTAAGTTTAAGAGATTTATTAGCTGATGAAACATTAATCAATATGTTGCCTGATGATTTAGATGCTAAAAATGAAATAGCTAAAAAGAAACAAGAAGCAGAAACCAATTTAGAAGAAAATCAAGAATTAATGAAAAAGTTTAGTAATAATACTGAAAATAATAATGATGAAAATCTTGATAATGAAGCTAAAGAAGAAATTGATTCTACACCTGGAGAGGTAATTAAAGGTTCGAAAGAAAAAGAAGATAAGCCTGATGCTATTGAAAGTTTAGATAAATTAAAAAAGTAGGTAAATAATGAATGAAAAGATAATTAATAAAAGATGGGGTTATACTAGAAAAGAATTAAAACAATTTAGAAAAGACTATGACAAATTAAATAAAGAAACTCAAGATAAATTACAAGAAATATTTACATCATATAATATCACTTATGATAAGCTATATAAAACTATATCATATAATGATAAACAAAGATTAAAAAGAAAAATTAATCAATGGAAAAAGATGGGCATTTATAAAGGGTATTTTGAATTTAGAGTTGAAGAACTCATGAAAGGCAAAATAACTTATAGAGATTTAATTGAGATATTGTTATATGGTGCTTATGCCGAAGAAGAGAAAGAGTTAGATTTTAAAATCAAAACTCTTTTTTCAAATGTGGCATTGAATTGTTATAATCAAGGTAGAGAAGAATTGAAGAAAAAGAAAAAAAGTATAATTCCAGCTTATATATTAAGTTCTTTCGGAATAATGTTAGTCGATGGTTACATATGGCAAAATTACATAGATGCTTTAGTTCTTACTAATATGCAAGAAATATTAAAACAATATTTAATACTATTGCAACAAGGAAAAGAGTTAAATGCTTATAGTAAGTTAATACAACAAATATTAGATATGCAACGAAATAGACTTATTTCAGTTTCTGATGATAAATATAGTGGTGGACTTGATAAATACACAACTGCTTTAGGTAATGAAGCTTATTTAGAGGCTAGTGATTTTAAAGATGTACCAGTAGTATTTATTTCAGATCTATGTGAAAATGTAACTGAAATGTGCAAGTATATGGATGGCATGATATTCTATACTAGAAGCAATAATACTTTTAAAAGACCTATGGGAAGAACTAAAAATGATTTAGTTATTGAAGAGGTATCAGTTAATGGTTTAGTGCCTGGTATAAACTTACCTCCAATTAATCAACATTTTCATTGGTGTCATAGCACTATTAGTTATCAAGTTGATAAAGACATAAAGGAATTAAAACGTGATATATTTGGAATAGGTAAATTAACTTTTAATGATTCAGTGTTATATGAGGATGATGAAGATTTAGATAAAGTAATTCCATTAATTAATATTCCACAAAAATTAAATGATAAATGTGATAGTGTTTATAAAAAATATAAAGAAAATGGTTTTGAAAATTTAACACTAGTTGATATGAAAACTTATGAATCTATTGGAAATATATCTACTGATAAAAGTAGATATAAAGTTAATTTTTCAAAAGAACAAGAAATGTTGATGACAGAATTAGATAATAATAGTATTATTGCTATACATAATCATCCATCTAATAGTACATTTTCTAGAGGTGATATAAACATGATTCTTGAAAATAATGAGATTGGTGGTATAATAGTAACAACCGAAAAATATAATTATTATTTAAAGCCTAATGCTAAAGTATTAAAGGCAACAAGAGAAAATAAGGAAAATTTTAATGAATATTTTGATTGGAGTTTATCATATATTAATGATCAAATTTCCGAAGAACACTCTGGGTTGTCATATAACAATAGTATGCATTTAGCATATAGTTTATTTTTTAAAAAAATAGGATGGGAATATGGAAGAGAAAAAAAGAATAGGAATCGATGATAGCAATATTGAAAAACAATGGGATGATATGTTAAAGAGAGGTAGAGCATTAAGAGTAAAATATCCAGATATGAAAATGCCTGATTTTCTTATTAGTGATTCAGAGAATAAAGAAGAGTCTGATAAAGAAACTAAAAATAACACTACTTTATAAGTAGTGCATTAGTAATATTGTTATATTATTAATGCAGTGCCTATAAAGCACTATTAAAATTACTCGGAATAATATGTCCGAGTTTTTTTATGCCTTTTATCCTAGTAGCATTAAAAAAGGAAATTTGGTAAGCTCCACCGGAACGGGCAATTGGTTAATTTCTAACCGAAAAAGAAATGAGGAGAATATGAAAGATATTCAAAAATTTATGCCTTTAAATATTCAATTATTTGCTGAAAATTTAGAGGATGAAGGTAATCCTAATGCCGAAAATAAGGAGACACCAGCTACAACTGAACCTAAAAAAGAGGAAAGACTTTTTACTAGAGAAGAAGTTGAAAGAATTAAAGCTCATGAAAAAGAACTTATTTTAGCTGATGTAAAAAAACAGCAAGAAGCTCAAAGAGCAGAAGCTGACAAACTTGCAAAGATGGATGCAGATCAACAAAAAGATTATGAAATTGAAAAAGCAAATAAGAGAGCTTTATCAGCTGAAAGTGAACTTAATGCTTATAAATTAAAGGATGAAGCTATTCGTCAAGCAAGTGAAAAAGGAGTAGATTTAGATTTAATGCAAACTTTAGACTATTCTAAAGAAACTGCAGAAAGTATAAAAAGTAAAATTGATATTTTTGCTAATGCTTCTAAAAAAATACATGAAAAAGCAATTAGTGAATACTCAAAAGAAACTACTCCAAAAACTGGCGATAGAACAATTCAAAAGGAATTGCATGAGTGTAAAACTTATGAAGAAATCGCTAAATATTATGCAGAACACCCAGATGCCAACTAGGTGTTTTTTTATTATTAAGAAAGGAATGATGGTTAATGGCAAAATTTGATAAGAAATCATTTAATCCACAAGCTTTTGCCAAGTACATGGAAACTGTACCAAAGTCAAGATTAAATGCATTAATTAAAGCAAACATTTTTAAATCTAATGAAGATATTAGAAATATGTTTAGCTCTCAAACTGGTAGTGCATATGGTATTATCCCTATGTATGGTCGTTTAACTGGTACACCAGCAAATTACGATGGTGTAACAGCATACGGAGATGAAAAATCACTAAATACATTTGAACGTGGTGTTGTTGTATTTGGTAGAAAGGAAAAATTTGCAGAAAAAGATTTCTCATATGATATCACTAGTAAAGTAGATTTCATGTCTCAAGTTGGTACTCAACTAGGTGATTATTGGGATAGTGCAAACGAAGATACTTTAATTTCTATTATTAAAGGTATATTTGCATCAACTACTGATGCTGGTAAAGAATTTGCTTCTAAACACACATTTGATATTACTGAAGAAACAGTATCTAAAGTTTCTACTACAACTTTAAATAATGCTATTCAAAAAGCTTGCGGTGATAGAAAAGCAAAATTTGCATTAGTAGTTATGAATAGTACTGTTGCAACAGAACTAGAAAATCAAAAATTACTAACTTATCTAAAAGAAAATGACGCAAATGGTCTTGAAAGAGATTTAAATCTTGCAACATGGAATGGTAAATTAGTATTAGTTGATGACTCTATTACTACTGAAACAATTACTACTGAAACTGGTGAAGGAGACCAAAAAGTTACAACAACTACTACTAACTATATCACTTACGTTCTTGGTAATGGTATGTTTGACTATGAAGATATTGGTGCAAAAGTTCCATATGAAATGGATAGAGATGCAGACAAAGATAAAGATGTTTTATATTCTCGTGAAAGATTAGTTATTGCTCCATATGGTTTTAGTTATAAAAAGGTTAAACAAGTTTCTTCATCTCCAACTGATGCTGAATTAGCTGATGGTGCAAACTGGGATTTAGCTTCTGATGGCGATGGTAATTACTTTAATCATAAAGAAATTGCTATTGCTAAAATAGTTTCTTTAGGTTAATATACAATGATATTTAAAGAAATTGCAACTGGAAAAAAAGTTAAAGCAAATAATTATACAGAATTATTTGCTTTTTCTCATAATTCCAATTATGTTTTAGTTAAAGAAGAAATTAAAAAAGAACAAAACACTCAAGAAACTAAAAAAGGAAAAGAAACTAAAAAACAAGAACCAGAACAAGAATTAGTAGTAGAAGATAATGAAGAATTAGTAGAAGAAGATAGTGAAGAAATAGTAGTAGAAGATAGTGAAGAATTAGTAGAAGAAGATAGTGAAGAAATAGTAGTAGAAGATAGTGAAATTACTGAAGATCAAGGAGAAGTAATTCAATAGGGAGGTCTATTATGAAATTAAAAGATAAAAAGACTGGATTAATTTATAATGTTGTTTCTCAAAGTATTTATGAAAGTATGATGGCTACTGGTAATTATTCTCTTGTAAAAGAAAAACAAGAATCTAAAAATGATCCAGTAAAAGAGGAAACGAAAGTTGAACAATGAAGCAAAAGATAAATTAGTGGAAATAATTATTCTCCAACTTGGAGATAATTACATTGATACTGATAAAGATGTAATTAATAATTTTATTGATTACTATTTGGAAATTGCATCTAATGCCTCTAATAGAGATTTATTGGATACTAAATTAATTCCTTATGTAAAAACCGCTGTTGTTATGGCATATTTACGTAGAGGTAAAGAAGCAAGCTTATCAAATAGTGAAGGAGGATTATCTGATTCATTTTTAGATATTGAGGAAAAGCTAAAAAAAGATATAAAATCTATAAGGAAACTGGCATGAGATTAATAAATTTATCTAAATGTTATTTTTATACTCCTGTTAAGACAAAAGTTGATGGAGAAGTTAAAAATGAGTGGAAATATAAAATTTCATATCTTTTAAATAAGCAACAAGATATTAATGAATTAGACAAAAAATCTTCTGGTGTTATTGATTATGAAAGAGTAAAGTTAAGAACTACAAAGGATGTAGATATTCAAAAAGGTGATGGTGTGTCTTTCAATGAATTGGAAGAACCTATATATCCGCCATATGTTGTTATATCTCATACAATTGTTGGTAATTCTCATCTAATTATTTGTGAAAGTTTTCAGAAATGATAGATATTTCTTTTAATCAAAAATCTTTAGATTCATTATGTAATAAACTTACTAAAATTGCAACTCAAATGATAACAAATACTGAAAAGTCTATGAATGATGTTATGGAAAAAGCTCAAGAAAAAGCACTTGATAATAAAATAGGTTCAAAGGATGCTAGCAAAATACCATTTGAGATTACCAAAGAAAAAAATGAGGTTATAGGCACATTAAAAACTAACATGCCACTTTCTGGTGGTATATATAAGTCTTATGCTCCTATGATTGAATATGGTACTGGTAAACTCGGAGAATTGGAAAAACTAGGGAAAACTAAAACCTTTGTTAAAAGTGGCTATTCTTATTGGTTTTTGCCTGTTGAAAAAGCCCCAAGAGATTTTGGATCCAATAGAATAATTGTAATTGATGAAAAACAATTTTATATTATGTATACACAACCGGCACATCCATTTATGAGACCTACAGCTTTTTATTTAAGAGATAATGCAAAAGTAATAATTAGTGAAGAATTAAAAAGAAAGGTAAAGAAATTATGTACGAAATAAACGATGAAGATTTTACTAGAATAGTTGTAAGGAAAGTTGAAGAATTAAATATAAATGTTCTTTTAGATAATCCAGATATTGCAGCAAAATATCCTTGCGTAGTATGTAACAATACTTATAGTAATGTTTTGCTTTGTGAAAATAATATACCAGTTAAAACCAGATTTCAAATAAATCTTGAAACCTGGGCAACTAGTAAATACGAAACAATGAATTTAATGAATAAAATAATAATTAAGTTGCGTGAGCTTAATCTTGCCCCAGTAGGTAATCCTACTGAAATGCACGATGAAATTACGAATAAACACCGCAGAATGAGGTCATTTGAGGTGTTTTTTAATGGGTTGACCAATTCGTTTGATAGAACGAAATAATGAAAGGATGATGTATATGGCAAATGTTAAACCCCAAGTTTCTACATTATCAACTTTATGGGTTGCTGATTCTCTAACTGGAGATAAGACTCAAGTTGCATATGTTCAAGAAATACCTGCTTTAAAAAGTGCAAAAGAAGCGATTACTTATAATGCTTTAGACTTATCAGAAGAACAACAAGCAAAAGGTAGTAGAAAAGCTGAAACTTTAACTATTCCTATTTTGTTTACTGAAAGTCAACATGATTTATTAAAAGCAAGAGCTGATGCCAATAAAGATAGTTATTGGTTTATTAAATTACCTGATAGCACAGCTGAAGCAACTGGAAAACCACTAGTGTTTTACTTTACAGCTGATTGCGATTTAGGTATGGATACAATTGCGATTGATGATATGTTAAAGGAAAATTTAACACTTTATAGAAGCAGTGAAGTACAAGAATCAAAGGGATTTCCTACAACATCAGGAAGCTAATTTCTGAAAAAGGGAAATCCCTCTTTTTTTAATTAATTAAAAATGTAAAGGATGGTATGAAAAATGATATTAAAAACAGAAAAAAGAGTAGTTGAATTAAAACCAACTACAAAAAAAATAGTAAGAATTACGGAAGAAAACAAATGTAAAAATTTAAATGAATATTTTTTCTCTGTATTGAGCGAAAAAGATATTAAAGGACTAGCACAAATTATTTTTTCATTTGCAGAACCAGTGGGAGAAAGTAAAGGTTTAGCAAGTTTAAATGATACTTATGATCTTATTGATGATTTAAGAATCGAAAATAATAAAAGCTATGAAGATTTATTGAAAGATATTGGTGAATTCATTAATGATATGGGTTTTTTCAACAAGAAAATGACGGAAGAAGAATTGAAGATAGCGATGAACGATCCATTAGTGGGCTTCGATATGAAGAAGATAATCAATTCATCAACGGAAAAGGCCGTAACGGAGGTAGTAGCAAACGAATTCCGAGGTTACAAGGCATAAAGAAAAGAGATTTTATTGATTTAATATATGAGATTGAGCCAAGATGTTATGAATTTGGCATGATGCCTAGTGAATTTTGGAACTCGACTTATAGAGAGTTAACTGTGTTTGTAAAAGCTAATCAAGAAGCTCAAAAAAATCGTAATAAGGATTTAATTGTTTTAGCGGAAGGCTTTGGAAACAAAATTATTAAAGCTATGTCTTGGAAAAATCCAAAAAATAAGTCTTTAATATATGATATTTTTAAAGAACTTTTTGATGATGAAAATAAAAACAAAGTTCAAACTCCGGAAGAACAAATTAGAATATTAAGATCAATAAAATAATATGAAAGGAAGTGCATATTATGACAGTTGAAGAATTAGAAATAATTGTTAAAGCTAATGTTGAAAATGCTATGAAGAACATTAAAACATTAGTAAATGAAGTAAAGAAACAAGCCAAATCGATGCAGACTTCCATGACTGGAGTAGATTTTTCAAAAGTAAAAGTAGATTTTTCATCTGCTTTTTCTGATGCTACTAAAAAATCTATGGAAAAATATAATAAAATAGTAATTAATGCTGTTGATAAAACTAAAAAAGAGGTAGCAAAAATAAATTCTAGTCCTGTCAAAGTAACTTTAAGTATAGATGAAGCGAAAGATAGGATTACAGAATTAGAAAATAAAATAGCATATTTATCAAATTTAAAAAGTATAAGTGGTTTTCAAGCGGAAAATATAGAAAAATATAAAGCAGAAATTGAATCGTTAACAGAATCTATTAATAAATTCAAGTCTGAAACAAATACTGATTTCTTAAATTTCGATGTAGAAAATATGTCAATTGATGAAGCAGTAGCGAAGATGGATGAACTAAAAGCAAAAAGAGATAGTCTTTTTGATGAAAGACATATGGTATCAGAAAAAGATGAAAAAGTTTTTGATGCTATAGTTATTAAACTGGCTGAAATAGAAAGTATGTTACCTAATTTACAAGCAATGCAAAATTCAATTGAAGCAGAACCGATTACTCCAATAAAAAATGAAGCTCCTAAAAGTAGTGGTGGAGCTATGAATGTAAATAATTTAGAAGAAATAACTACATTTAAAGATGCATGGCAAAATGCATTAGATACTATTTCTAGAGAATTTTCTAAAAATGATAAATTTAATGAAGCTATTAATAAATCAATAAATGATGCAATAGCAAAAGTGAACCATTTTAAAACTGAAATAGGTAAATCTTTAAATGATATTAAGATACATTCTGAAAATTGGATTAATGAAATGCCATTAATAGCAAAAGTTAAATCTATAAAGTCCTCATTATCGAATACATTGGGGAAACTAGATAATGTAAAAAATGCACTTGCTATACCTTTTGACATGATGTGGAAGAAAGGAACTGATGCTTGCAATGTAGTAAAAAAGAAAATCGGAGAAATAAAAAGTAGTTTTCAAAAGCCTATTCAAGGAGTAAAAAACTTTTTAAATAAATTAGGATTGGTAAAAAATAAAGCAAATGAAGTATCTAAATCTTCAAGAAAACTAGATTTTTCAAATGCTTTTAAAAATGGACTCAAAAGTATAAAACAATTTACTTTATCCCTAATTAGTGTAAGAACTGCATTTACTATCGTTAGTAAAGCAGCACAATCTTATTTGAGTTTTGATGAAGAACTTAATAAAAGTTTACAAAATTCTTGGGCTACATTAGGTAGTTTATTAGCTCCAGCTTTAGAGTTAGTTATTAATTTATTTGCTAAAGCAACTAGTTATGTTGCAGCTTTTATTAAAGCCCTAACTGGTGTTGATTTAGTTGCAAGAGCTAATGCAAAGGCATTAGATAAGCAAAATAAGAGTGCTAGTAAATCAAAGAGTTTAAGTGCGATTGATGATATTAGTAATTTATCTAGTGGTAAAGGTAGTGATAACAATTTAATTTCTACTGTAGATGTTGATTCTAGCAAATTAGATGATTTTGTTAGTAAGTTGAGAAAAAAATTAGATTCATTATTTGCACCAATAAAAAAATCGTGGGATAAATATGGAACTCAAACAATTAATAGTATGCAAAATGCTTTTAATGGAGTAAAATCTCTAGTTGGATCCATAGGAACATCTCTTGATGAGGTTTGGAATAATGGTACTGGGGAAACTTTTGTTGATAATTTGCTTATTGGATTTGGGAATATTTTTGATATTATTGGAAATGTTAAACAAACTATAAGTGAGGTTTGGGATAATGCCGGATTAGGAACTACAATTATTCAAAATATTTTCGATTTTATTAATCAAAATATGGAGACAGTAAATGTTGTTGGTGGTTATTTTAAACAATGGACTATAAGCGATACATTTAAAAATACGATAAATAGTATTCTTAATGCGACTAAAAGTATTTCAGAGTTTGCAAAAAGTATTTCGGATAGTATTTTAAAGTGGGCTATTAGCGAAGATTTCCAAATAGCTTTAGAAAAAGTATTTGGATTTATTGATGATATATTTGGTTATGTTAAAGAAATATGCGATTGGTTACTTGAAATGTACAATAAGTATATTAAACCAGTTATTGATGATAAGTTATTACCAGCTTTAACGGATGTTACAAATGCCATAATGGATATTTGGCGAGTAGCAAAACCTATTATTGATGAGGTTGTACGAATTATAGAAAACGTATTAGAACCTGTTATTGAAGGTTTATGTGATATTATTGGTGGAATAATCGATGTAGTAAGAGGTATATCTAGATTTATTAGTGGTGTTTTTACTGGAGACTGGAAAAAAGCCTGGGAAGGTGTAAAACTAATATTTAAAGGTATTTGGGATTCTTTAGGATCAATTATAAAAACACCAATAAATTTAATTCTGGCAGCTGTTGAAAGTATGGTTAATGCAATCTTACACGGTTTTAATTTTATTAAAAAATCGTTAAATAAATTATCTTTTGATATTCCTGACTGGGTACCTGGAATCGGTGGAGAAACATGGGGCTTTAATTTTAAAATGAGTGATGATGTTAAATTACCTAGATTAAAAAATGGTACTGTCGCCACTGAACCATTAGTAGCAGAAATTGCAGAATATTCTGGAGCTAAAACAAACCCAGAAATAGTATCGCCAGTTTCTTTGATGAAGCAAGCATTTAGAGAAACATTATCTGAATTTGAGGTTGGAGGTACTAGAGTTGAAAGATTAGTTGTAGATGTTGCTGGAGATAATTTCTATGATGGTTCAATAGATTATATAAATAAAAAAAGCACTAGAAAAGGTGTTTCTGTTATAAAGGAAGGTGCATATTAATGGTTATGAAATGTAATGGAGACTTGATGAAGTCTCCTTCTTCTTTTAAATTACAAATAGATGATATTGATTTAGATAGTTATAGATCACAAGATACTGCATCTTTGATTGATAAGACTTTAGCAAAAGGCTTGGTTGGTATATCTGTTTCATGGTCCTATTTAACTGAAGAAGAAGCTGAAACTATAATGGCATATACTTGGATAAATCCAATGCCATTAACGATTAAATGTCCAATTCTTGGTGGTAAATTATTAACTGCAAATTTTAGATGTGCAAAAAGAACTTGTGAAATGATTTCTACAGATGATGAAGAAGAAAGCGAAGAAACAAAGTGGAAAATATCATTCACTGCAAGTCAAAAAGATCCAGTGGAGGGGCAATAATGTATAAAATAAATAATGAAAATTATTATACTGAAATCTATAAATCTACTACAAAACATAGATTAAAAGTAAGTTTAGATAACAATGATCTAAATACTAAATATTTAAAAAAATTTAAATTAGATGATTATTGCTTTTCTGATGATTTCTTTTCTTTAGGTGGAGCAACCTTATGTTCTGTAGAAATGGAAATTGATAAAGATGCTTTTAATAATTTAACTATAAGTGAAGGTAGTAAATTTTATTTTGAAGAAATTGTAACTATAAACAACCAAGATGTAACTATTCCAATTGGTTATTTTTTTGTTCATTTAGATTTATTGGATACAAAAGATGATTATGTTTATAAATTTGTCTTATATGATAAATTATATGATTTAATTCAGGCTACTATTGATTTTAGTGAAAAAATAGACGATGAAGATTTTACTAGATTAGAACTAGTTAAATTAATTTGTACTACTTATGGTATAGAACTAGGTAGTACAGAATTTATAAACTCTGATAAAATAGTAGCTACTTATGATAATCAATTATCATGTGTGTCATGGTTAAGTTTTTGTGCGGAAAGGGCTGGAGGGTTTGTTAAAATAGGCAGAGATGGCAAACTTTACATTAAGTCTTTTGGAAATGTTGATAAGGTTGTTATTCCGTCAACTACAAGAGGGGAAACAATTAAAGGTGATATAAAAATAATAACTGGTGTTACATATCAAAATGCAACACAATGTTTTAATGCTGGTAATAGTACTGGTGTAGTTGTTTATCTATCTCAAGACAATTATTTTTCTTGTACACAAGAAGAGGTAGATGCTATTTACAACAATTTGAAAAATATTAATTTTCAATCCCTTAAAGTTAGAGTTTGGGGAGATTCTTCAATAGATACCGGTGATATTATTCAAATTGGCGATTTAGTAACATTTTGTCAAAAAAGTTGGGTATTTGGTAATGGATTTTATGGATATTACGATGCTCAAATAAAAGAAGCTAAAAATAGTTTGGATGTAAAAAAATTAAATAATAACCAAAAACTCCGAAGAGCTTATAGTTTAATTGATGAGGTTAATGGAAGAGTTGACATAGCAGTTGAAAATATTGATGACACAAGTAAAAGTTTAGCAGGCTTAACTATTAATGTAAATAATATTGCAACTAATGTTAGCAATACATATCAAGAATTAAATGACAAAATAACTAATAGTGCTAGTTCGAATGATATAAAAGAAATAAAAGAGTCTGTTGAAAGATTGCAGACATCAACATCTGATTCCATAAAGATTATTAATGAAACTTTAGAAAATGGGGTATCAAAAGTAAGAACTGAAAAAGGATTCACTTTTGACAATAATGGTATGTCAATCGATGATACTAACTCTCCTACAAAATCAATAACAGACACAAATGGTGTTCAAGTAATAGATAAAAGTGGTAATTCTGATAATGAATTATTATTTGCTGGTTATGATGAAAAACTACTTAAATCTATTGTTAGAGTTGCAAACATGTGGGCGAAAATTTATTTTTCAATTGGAAACAATCACGATGAAGGTGATTGGCGATTGGAAATTATTCAAGATGAAACTTATGGTAATGGTTTAGGCTTCTTCCTTATGGGAGGTGATAATTAATGGCAAGTAATGCAAATAGTAAAAAAATATATGCTCCAGCATCAAGTGTTTATCCATATACACTCGGTATATCATGGGAAGAAACTAGTACTGATAAAGCAAATAATACATCATCAATAAGTATTACTGGTTCATTGTATGCAAAAGATATAAGATACTCTGGTACTGGACATAATACTTTAAATGTTTACTGGTATGACGACAATGAATATTCTAGTGGAGTTCTTGTAGCTAGTAAAGTAATTACAGGTACAACAAAGGGGACTACAGATTATTCTAGTGGTACAATTAATGTCAATCATAAAAGAGATGGTACTTTAAAAGGCTATGCTAAAGCGGTCTTTACAAAAGTTCAAACTAATAACTATGCTCCACCTACAAGTGAAATAGCGACTGACTGGACCACACTAATAAATATTCCTCGTGAATCAAGTATGGTTTTTGGTAATGGTTATATTGAAGAAACATTAAATATTTCAATTGGTAGAAATAGTGATACGTTTACACATAAAATATCTTATTCTTTTGGCAATTTATCTGGAGTAATTGCAACTAGTGCTGGAGATTCTTGTAATTGGACTATTCCTAGTAGCTTTTATAGTCAAATACCTAGAATAAACTATGGATATGGTACTCTATATTTGGAAACTTATAGTGGCTCAACCAAAATTGGGGATACAAAATCTTATCAAATAACAATTTATTGTGTTGAGAGTAGATGTATTCCTAATTTGGATGGAACGATTAAAGATGTTAATTCATCTACAATTGCTTTAACGGGGTCAAATAATACTTTAGTTGATTATAAATCTGTTGCTGAAATTAATTTAACTTATTCAGCTAAAAATGATGCTCAAATATCTAAAATTTTTATAAATGGTGTACAACAAACATTAGGAACAAAGTATACTTTAGAACCTAATAATAATACATATACTATAAGAATAGAAGATACTAGAGGGTATCCAAAAGAATTAGTATTTCAATCTTCTGATAGTAGTAAAAGTAATTATTTTAAGAGAGTTAATTATATTAATTTAAGTATTAATGCAGTTACTAAAAGACCAAGTCAAACAGGAACAGAGATGCAAGTTGATTTGAGCGGAAGCTATTTTAATGGTGCATTTAGTTCTTCAGTAAGTAATTCATTGAGTATTACATGGAAATGCAGAGAAAAAGGCACTTCAGATTGGACCATTGGAGCTACAAATATTACACCTGTAATAGAAAATAATTCATATTCAGTAAACGATTTAACTTTAGTGAATCCATTAGCTAGTAATGGAGAATGGAATTATCAAAAGATATATGAATTTTCTTTCGTTGCTGTTGATAAATTGATGGATATTGAAGGTTTAGATGTTAGACCTAAAGGGCAATCAAATTTTGCCATTTTCAAAGATGGAATTATGTTTCCTAATGGAATTTTTATTGGAGTTGAAGAGGTTGATGAATGGTAAAAATAATAAAGTGAGGTATTTATGAAAAAAATAAAAAATAAATTAAAAAAACTATTGCAATGTATGCGTATGCATAGTATGCTTATACATACATACATACATACATACATACATACATACATACATACATACATACATACGATATGTATGCGAAAGGAGGGAATTGTTATTTAAACGATTCTCTTCTTTCATTTATAACTTCCGAAAGGAGGTTATTTAGACTAGGTGATTTAGATGGGTAAAACACTCAAAATTAAAAATGATGTTTATCTAGCTAATGACTTATATTCAAAACGAGAAACAATAATTGGTAAGTTTTTAGATAAAACACTTTATAGAAAAATTATTACTATTAATGGTTTAGCTTTTAATGCTGTTGAATCTACACCTTATAATATTTCTAACGCTGACCAAGTTTGGATTGAAAATGCTTTTGGTGTTTCTACTGGGTCCGGCAGAGTTGTAAAATTACCTATGGTGGGCTATGATGGCAATTTAACAGACAAATGCGATATTTGGTTAGAAAAGAGCGAAGGTGTAATAAAAATGTATTCAAATGGTGGCTGGGGACCCGATTGGTGGTTTTATGTAATTTTGAATTATACAAAAGTCTAATAAAAAAGAATGAGTAAAAGTATAAAATTAAAAAATAATAAATATTGGGATAGCAGTGCAGTTGCATATGAAAAAACAAGTTTAAAAGACGTTTTAAATGGTCTTGGGTTTGCTCAAGACTCATCACAAAACGACGTTACATATAGTGTAACATCATCTTGGACTTGGAAAAGTGTAGCAAATAATATAACAGTTAATAAAGACGGTTATTATCTTTGTTTATATACTTCATGGCCTAATGGTACTCTAGGAACTGAAATGGATTTGCGTTTCACAAAAAATGGTGGTCTTAGAGGAAATGGTGGTAATGCTTTAGGAAACAAAGGTGTTGCAATGGATATTATGAGATTAGCAAAAGGCGATGTTCTTGGAGTTTCAATGCAAACATCAGGTACAGGCACAATTACTATAAATAACCCATATATAATTATAATAAAAGTATCTGCATAACCAATGTTTAATTAATCGTTTAAATAACGAAAAATTATGAAAAAAATAATAGAAAAAATATTGACTCTCATTCGCAAGAATGAGATACTTAAGCAAAGCAAAGCAAAGCAAAGCAAAGCAAAGCAAAGCAAAGCAAAGCAAACTATTGTCTTACCTTGGAAAGAAAGGAGGTATTGCTTACTTTAAGCAATCTCCTTTTATTTATCTTCTCGAGAGAGGAGGTATTTGTTAGAGGTGGTTTAATTGAGTAAATCGATTAAACTAAAAGATAATAAATATTGGGATAGTAGTTCCATTATGCATAATCGAGAATTGTTAAGTACAAAAGTAATCAATAGTAGTGGTTCAAACTCATATGGTAATTGGATAAAATTTGAAGATGGTACTATGATATGCACTAGAACAATAGCGGTAACAATTGATTGCACGACTCAATGGGGGAACTTATATTACGGGCAAAATAATGATAAATTTAATTTTGCACAAAGTTTTATAGAACCACCAATATTAAATTTGCAATATAGTGCGGCTGGAGCAATGAGTTTTATTCCAATTGTTTATTCAGGAATAGTGATAGATAAAGATGGTTTTAAAAGAATAGAGATAGGTAGACCAAATTCTGTTACTAATGTAGGCGTTAAAGTTTATTTTATAGCAATCGGAAAATGGAAATAATTATCTTAATAAAGTTCTAACAAAAACAAGATGAGTAAAAGTATAAAATTAAAAAATAATATATTTTGGGATAGTAGTAGTATAATTCATAACAAAAAGAAGTTGAGTGAAATTTTAAGCTCAACAATACTTTATGATTCTTCAGTTGGTACTAATGAAAATGTTGTTTGTAGCGAAAATATATCAAATTTTGAATATTTAGAGATTACGACCAAAAGCGGAAATGTTCATAAAGTGAAAGCTTTAAATTCATTTACTTTAAATGAAATGATATATTTTATTGAAAATGGTATTCCATATACTGCAAATATAGTAAATACTTATGCTATAACAGAAAAAAATGTCAATGTAGTTAATAAAGTTTCTTTTTTAAGAAATTATTCAACTGGTAGTATTAATGGAGATTTGTCCAACAATAGATTATATATTACTACTATTATAGGTTATAAAACTTAAAGTAAGCCATTAATTATGGCAAAATCAATTAAACTTAAAAATAATAAATATTGGGATAGCGAGTCAGTATCTCATAATAGGAAAAATTTAAAAACAATATTGAATAATTTAAAACTAGAATTTACAGGGGTTTATAATTTGGAATTAGTCGGAGGAGATACCTATCAATTAGAACTGCCTGAAAATACTATTTTTGTTGAACCATTACTTTACAGCGATGGATCCAGGTATTCCGGTGGTCAGTTTTTAGTGCTGGGGGGGGCATATACATATTTTACAAATACAAATCTTAATCCTGGAGCTTTTATTAGTTGTAATGAAAGTGGATTGGTATCGATTTCAAGTTATAGCTATAAGGGAACAAAAATTACTGGTTTTCGAATTTATTATTTAAAGAAAGGATAAAAGTGGAAACATTAAAAAAATTCAAAGAAAAATATTTGTTGATTACATTTGTTGTTGGTTTATTTATAAGTCTATTCATGGCATTGCATAATACTTTGAATAAGTATGATGACATATTAGATACTTTAAAAACAACTCAACAAATGTCATTAAAAAGTGTGATTTGGAATGATAGTATACCAGTTGGAGAAAGAACATCAGCATGTGATGTTTATCTCGGAGCTGGATATAATTCATTAACAAAAAAGCATTGTGAAAAATTAGTGAATGAAAGTGTTGCAATAAACACTTTTTTTGATGGAAAGGAGGAATAAAAATGGATATTCAAACAATTATGACTTTAGTTACAATATTAGTTACTTACATTTGCGGTGTTATAGCGAAAAAACATCCAAAATTCAATAATAAACTAATTCCAGTACAAAATCTATTAATTGGTATTATTGTAGCAGTAATTAATTTTATAATGACTAAAGACTTTAATGGTTCTATTGTAGTAGCTGGTTTACTTACCGGTGGTGCATATGACCTAGGAAAAAATTTAAATGACTTATTAAGAGGAGAATAACTATGAACGAAAAAGAAAAATTTATAGAAATAACAGAAGAACAAAAAGAAAAAATAAATAAAATAAGATTAAGTTTTTCTGATATCTATAATTGTATTGAAAAATTATGTGAAAATAGCAGAGAAAAATCTCTAGCAATCACAAAATTAGAAGAAGCTCAATTCTGGGCAATTAAGGGTATAAGTAGAGAGGAAAAGAAATATGAAAAATAATGATTTTGAAAATTTATGTATTAAATTAGTAAAGGATTATGCTAATGAACATTTAGATAAATCTGATAAGGTTACAATTGAAGAAAAAGATGTCTTTGTTGTATGGATTTGTAAAACACTACAAAATAATAAAGCTTTATTAAGTACTACATTATTTGATGGAATGTATTATGAATGTACATACAATGGAGATAAACAGGAAATGTACATTGACGCATATAAGAAATGGGAAAACTTCAAGGTGACTCTGTAACGGCGAAGAATTAAGAATAAAATCGAATCAATAAAATAGATGGTTGCAAACATCGAAAATATGAAGAAGCTGCACGTTCTCTTCCGTCTGAGAAATCGCCCTTGTGGTGTGAAGTACGTTGGAATTGACAAAACCACCGCTTCCCGCCGGGAATACAAGTTTTCCACCTGGTGTGGTGTATTCAACGCAGCCGCTTTCCATGTAGAAAAGCTCTACCGCCTGATGCCAGTGCCATGGCACAGTGCTGCCGATGTAGCGATCCAACGTGGCTCTTGAGGCAGTATATGGAAAGTCCTTTGCAAGCTCCGGGATGCGCTCTTCTCTGCTGCCTGTATGGAATTCTATACAATGTACGTCTTTCATGTGGTGCACCACTTCATTCCAGTTTATTAAGCCGAGTATACCATACCCGCCAATGAAAGAACATCCTGATATGACGACCAAGTTCGCACAAAGCGAACTTGATTCCGCAAAGCAAAAGGCAGGATAC